ATACTGATAAAAGAAAGACAGTTATTGAAACATACAACAATTGTAATTTAGACCCTTCATCTGCAAATTATATTGCTAGAAGAATTGGTGATAGATATTATACAATCGATCCTGATGGTAAAATTACTGAAAATGGTGATTATTCGAACAAATCAAGATATATAAGAGTTAAAGTGGCTTCGGCTGGTTCATTCCCAATATCAGCAGCACCATTTGGACATGCTGCATACGAAAATCCAATCTATTGTGGAAACACTACATTGGCAAATAAAGTACCTGCAGTAGTTTATCAAACTGGTTCGGTTAATAACACATCATCATCTCCTACATACTATGCTGGTTTTGATTTTGAATCACCATCTTCAATTGATAATAAGCAATATTTAGCTCCGTTACCGGATACAACTGAAACTGGAGTAAATACGGCATTCGCATTTGATTCACAATTAGCGTTTACAATGACGGGTTCAGCTGCTGGTGATATGGTTAAGAGACAATTTACATTAGCATTCCAAGGTGGTTTTGATGGTTTAAATCCAACTGTAACAATAGCAAAAGCTGGAGATGCAGATTGGGGAGTATCAAACACACAAGGATTTGATTGTACAACTTCAGCAAAATCAGGTTCAGCTGCATATTCAAAAGCAATCAATGCTGTATCTAATCCTGATGAGTGGGATATCAATATGGTAGCAACTCCGGGTATTGTTAGAGGTTTACACCCATCTGTTACTACTAAGGTAATTGATATGGCTGAGGCTAGACAAGATTGTTTCTACATCGCTGATTTTAACGATTACGATGATACAATTACTGAAGCAACCGAACAAGCTAACTCCGTAGATTCAAACTATGTAGCAACTTACTACCCTTGGATGAAGACAATTGATACTAATACAAATAAAGTAACATCTGTTCCACCATCGGTATTAATGCCGGCTGTATTCGCTCAAAACGATAGATTAGCAGCAGAATGGTTTGCACCGGCTGGTTTGAATAGAGGTGGAATCGCTGGAGCAATTTCAGTATTGAATAGATTAACACACTCTGAAAGAGATACTCTTTATGAGAACAAAGTAAACCCAATCGCAGCATTCCCTGGACAAGGTATTGTAGCATTTGGACAGAAAACATTGCAAGATAAAGCATCGGCATTGGATAGAATCAACGTAAGAAGATTATTAATCACTGTTAAGAAGTATATCGCATCAACATCTCGTTATTTGTTGTTCGAACAAAATACCGCAGCAACTCGCAATAGATTCTTAAACACTGTAAACCCTTATTTAGAGGCAATCCAACAAAGACAAGGTTTATACGCATTTAGAGTAGTAATGGATGAATCTAATAATACTCCTGATGTAATTGATAGAAATATATTAGCTGGACAAATTTTCTTACAACCTGCTAAGACAGCTGAATTCATCATAATTGATTTCAACATCTTACCAACTGGAGCAAGTTTTAACGCTTAATATAAAAAAAACAAAAAACAATATTTATAATTACTAAAATAGATTAATAAAATGGCAGAGATATTAGAGTTTGACCAAATGTTCTATACGAACTTTGAACCTAAAATGAAGAACCGATTCATTATGGAATGGGCGGGAGTTCCTGGATACTTAGTTAAGACAGCGAACAGACCAACAATCCAATTTGAAAAGGTAACTTTAGACCACATCAATATAAAAAGACAATTGAAGGGTAAAGGAGAGTGGCAAGATGTAGAGATTACACTTTACGACCCAATTGTACCATCAGCTGCACAAGCAGTTATGGAGTGGGTTCGTTTATCGCACGAATCTTTAACTGGTAGAGATGGATACGCTGACTTCTATAAGAAAGATATCAATTTGTATATGTTAGGACCGGTTGGTGATAAGATTGAACAATGGACATTAAAAGGAGCATTTATTTCCCAAGCAAACTTTGGAGATTTGGACTTCAGTTCTAATGACCCTGCTACAATTACATTAACATTAACATACGATTACGCTATCTTAGAATACTAATAGTATTGTATATATTGAAAAGAAAGGGATTTCCGAAAGGTTATCCCTTTTTTTGTTTCTAATTTTTTAAATTTTATGTATTTATATATACAAAACAAACAAATAAAGTTATGAGTGAAAAAGAATATGATTTTCCAACGCAAGTATTAGATTTGCCATCCGAAGGTAAGGTTTATCCAAAAGAAAATCCACTATCATCCGGACAAATTACAATTAAGTATATGACAGCTAAAGAAGAGGATTTACTGTCAAACCAAAATTTAATCAAAAAAGGTATAGTATTAGATAAGTTATTTGAATCTATTATTGTAGATAGTGTAAACATAGATGATATTATAATTGGTGATAAAAACGCTATAATCCTTGCAACTCGTATGTTGGGTTATGGAGCTGAATATCCTGTTAAATTTTATTCATCTAAATTAGGTACTACTGTTGAACATATGGTTGATTTATCGGCAGTTTCTATGAAAGAGGTAGATTTATCAATATTTAAGAACAAAAATGAATTTGATTACACAACCCCATCTGGAACTAAATTAAAGTTTAAATTACTTACGCATGGTGATGAACTATCAATAGATAAGGATATCATTGCAATGCAAAAAATAAGTAAAGAGGGTTCATTTGAAATTACAACAAGACTTAGATATATGATTTTAAGTGTTGATGGTAATACTGATATGGCTGCAATTACAAAATACGCTAATTCAATGTTAGCAAGAGATAGTAGAGCATTCAGAGCTCATGTAAAAACTATTTCGCCCGATATTGATATGAAATTTGAATATACGCACGATGATGGCGAGGTGGAGGAGGCACCTATCACTATGGGTGTAAACTTTTTTTGGCCTTCCAACGAATCATAGTATAAATCTCCATAGTCAAATATTTGACATGGTTCAATTTGGAAACGGATTTACAATAATGGATTTGTATAAAATGCCAACCCATTTACGAAATTTTTACTACAACAAATTGGTTGATGCTAAAAAGAAAGAAAGTGAATCTGTAAAAAGTTCAAACAAACAATCTAAAGTTAGGATAAAGAGATAACACTCAAAATCCTAACTTTTTCTTTTATATCATATTTATAGTTGTATAATTGTAGATAATAAGATGAAAAAATATAAAATATCAAAATCCAATCTAAAAGAGTTTTTTGGATGGTTTAGAAAAGAAAACAAACCCGATAAAATACAAAATATTATAGATAGTGACCCTATTCTTAAAAAATTAGATGCGGAAATTAGAGATTTAAATGATAAAGCTAAACCAAGATTGGATGCATTTAAAGAAAAAAACCCAGAAGGGTATAAAATATTACAAAAATACGGATTAGCCCCATAATAAATTCAGTAAATGGCATTAACTCCACAAGAACAATTAGAATTAAACGATTTACTTCAATCAGAAAGTGAAGCAAGAGAACGTATTGCCGAACAAAATAGAGCAATGGCAACCGCTAGTGCCGCTGAAAGAAGAGAGTTAGAATCAAGAATTGAATCCGAAAGAATTCGTCTTCGTCTTACTGAAGAAAGGAGAAGTGAATTACAAAGAATTGCTGAAGCAGAACGTCAAGCAACCGAAGAGCAAGAAAGACAAGCTCAAGTTGAACAACAAAGACAAGACTCTTTAGAGGAATCCAATAGATATATCGAAGAGATGGGTCAATCTATGGCTAGAATGACCAAAGAGGGAAGAGAGTGGTTGACCAAAAGTAATAATGGTTATACCCAAATGGGTTCTTTAATAGCAACTGTAGGTGAATTAAAACAACAACAAGCTGGTTTAGATGGTGATGCACTAACAAGAAATATAGAACAAATTGGAATATTTGAACAATTAGGTGAGCAAATGAGACAATCTGCTGAGCAGGTTGGGGAGCAAGAACGTATGTTTAAAGGTATTAATGCTGACCAATTAGAAAGAGTTGAGTTTGAAAAAAGTATAGCAAAACTAACCGAACAACAAAAAATACAGGCTAGAGAATTATACGAAATAAACAAAAAATTATTACAAACCGAAGAAAGATATAAAATATTAAATGAAGCCAAAGCTGATTTAATGAGTAGTTTACCACAACCAATACAAAGTGCGATTTCATTTGGTAAACAATTAATTGGTGTAATACGAGGTGCTGGATTAGCTGCTGGATTAATGGCGGCTGGTGTATTAATACTAATAACCGCATTGGTATCTGCTGTAAAACTATTTACGGATTTAGATGGAGCTGCGAAAGAATTCAGAGAAACAACTGGTTTGACTAATTCCCAAATGAAGGGAATGAATACTGAAGTAAATAATATAGTTGGTAAATATGCTAAATTTGGTGTAACTGCAAAAGATGTTTATGAAACCCAAGCTGCATTAGTTGAACAATTTTCAGATATTGTAGATTATTCAGAGGGAGCTGTTGCTGCATTAACAGCAATGAAACAAAATCTTGGTGTAAGTTCAAAAACAGCAGCTGAAGTTCAAAGTATATTTGAAAGTGTTGGTGGATTATCACAAGATACTGCGGCAAGTGTTCAGATGCAAGTTGGTAATATGGCTAAATTAGCTAAAGTTGCACCTAGAAAAGTGATGGAAGATATTGCAGAGAATGCAGAAGCGGCATCTACATTCTTTCATGGTGATATAAACGCATTAGCAAAAGCAGCTGTTGAGGCAAGGCGATTGGGAAGTAATCTTAGTGAAGTAACTAAAACTGCAGAAGCTTTATTGGATTTTGAAGGTGGCATTGAAAAAGAATTAAAAGCAGCAACATTTGTACAAGGACAATTTAATTTATCTACGGCAAGAGGATTAGCAGCACAGGGTTTAACAGTTCAGGCAAATCAAGAAGTATTAAGACAATTAGAAAGAGGTGGTAAGTTTAAAGATAAAGATTATTGGACTCAAAAAGCTTTAGCAGATGCTGCTGGTAAGACAGTTGAGCAAATTAACAAAGAAATAGCACTTAGAGATAAGATGGCTAGTTTAACAAAAGACCAACAAGATGCAGCTAATGCCGCAATGGAAAAGGGATTAGATTTAAGTAATGTCAATGAAGACCAATTAAATTTAGAAGTAGAAAAATTCGCAGTTCAACAAGAGCAAGCAGCTCAACTTGAAAAATTAAGTAACGCTTTTACTGGTATAGCAGCTACTTTGGGAAATTCATTAACTCCATTATTAGAAGGATTAATACCAATATTACAATTAGTATTATCACCTATACAATTAGCAGCTGAATTGTTTGGTAAATTGGTGGGATACATAAAAGAATCAGCTCCATTATTATCCGCAGTATTGGGTATTGCAACTGCAATAGCTGTACAAAAAGGAATGTCTTATTTATTTGCAAAAGATGAGTTAGGTATGACAATAGCACAATCTGCATATCAAAAAGTATCATTGGGTATTGAAACTGCTATAAATGCAATTAAGCAAAGAGGATTGATTATGACAATAGTAGATGCGGCTATGGCAGCATATAAATCGGTAGCAGCTATTCCATATGTTGGGTGGGCATTGGGTGCTGGTGCAGCCGCAGCAGCTTTAACATATGGTTATTCTCAAATGAATAAAGCCGGAGATGTTATGTCACCTGCCGATGGTAAAACTCGAATATCTACTAAAGAAGGTGGTTTGTTTGAATTATCACCAAATGATGATGTGGTGGCTGCACCTAATCTTTTAAATGGTAGTGGTATGAAATCCAATTCAAGTGGATTGGGTAATACATCAAATAATACTGAAAGTAATTTACAAACAATACAAACAAATTCACCATCTAATAGCGTGCAAACTCAAACTAATGAGTCAGCAACTAATACATCAAATACAACAACAAATACATCATCTCCAATTAATTTATCTGCTTTATCCGCACCATTAAATGCTATGATAGAAGAATTAAAAGCATTAAGAGCTGATATGGCAAGTGGAAAAATTGGTGTGTTTATGGATGGTACAAAAGTTACATCAGGTATAGCTAAACAAGTGGACAAGAATACTAGAAATCATTATTCTATGGCATAATGTAATTAAGAAATGGCAAAAACATTAAAACAATTATTTAAGACACAAAAATTAGATACTGGTACTACTGGTCAAGCTAAGTATGAAATCCGTAATAGTAAAGATACTGATATAACAACATCAAATCCTTTATTAGCTGGAACTTCATTTCCACTTGTAAATAAATTAAGAAAAGGGCCAACATCCGAAAGAAGAAAAGAAACTTTATTAGAAGAAGAAACAACGGGATTAAGACCTTTACGTTTATTATCAATTCCTGTTTTATATGGTACTGATATCATCCGATTAACCACATTAAGAACTGGTATGATTGATGATATGAAAGCCGGTACAAATGGTGGTATTGATGCTGGTTTATATGGTAATGCTATTAACAAATTAAAAACAAAAGCATTAGGATTAGCTGGTAAATTAGGTATAAAGTTTCCACAAGAAATAATCCCATCTAGATTAAAAACTAATTTGGATTTTCAATCTTCATTAGAGCCGGATACAATGGCAACTCTTGCTAAAATAAAAGGAGATGCTGCTGGTAATTTGGTTGGTAAGTTTTTGGCAAAAAATGCAAAAGGAACGCCTGAACAAATTAGAAATCAAGCAATTGGTTCTGCTATAAGTTTGATAAAAGATGAAGCTAGGAAGTTTTTATTTGGGGGTAGAAAATCAGAACAAGGTACATTAGCAAAAAAGTCACCATCTCAAGTACAATATGATAGAAAGACAACATATTCTTCTACTGTTGATAAATTAAATACAGAAGAAGTTCCTAAAAGAAATGATTTATCAACAATATTAGAAGTAAAAAAAATAGTTAATGCAAACCCACCCCCTCAAATACAAAAACCATATATAACAACAAGAGGATTTGGTTTTAAAATATTATCGGATGGTACTAGGGAATTAACAAATACGAAATATAGTGCTAACTTAACGCCTGAACAGCAAAAAACATTATGGGCTAATGCACAAAAGAAAGCTGGTGGCGTTGAAAATCCTGATGGTACATTTTCATATCCACCGCCGTTTACTCCACAATCATTAACCGAAAGTAGAAAAGAAGCTCAGCAAGAGTTAGCGAAATCAAAAGGAATTCAGACAGCTAATACAATAAATTATGGTTCTAGATTACCAAAAGCTACAAATAATGGTACTGTTGGTGAACCTCTTTATGGATATAGTAATTATTTGGACCCAAGAGGAAGAATAGACCTTAGAGGTGATTTATCAAGTAAATTATACTATGCTGGTGGAATGACGGTATCGGCTCAAAAGTTAGCTGGTAATCCAAATAACATTGAAACATGGATTCCATATGAGCAAGAAGAAACAAAAGATTTATTACAAGAATTTAGAAGTAGTGAACCATTATTTGACCCTATAAATAATGAAATAATCCAAATGCCGGATAATGACCCGGTTGATTTAAGTCAAGGTAGAAAAGAAGGGCAGCGAATACTAGGTGAAAAAATTACAAAACGAAAAGGATATCAATATCTAAAATACGAAAATTCAAATCCATATACATCTACAGTTGATGCGGATGTTGGTATGGAACAAATTAAATCTAGAAACGATTTAAGTACTAAATTAGCTAATTTTGGATTAACAGATGAATTTGGTAGAAGATTAGCACCACTTAATGTAAAAATGAGTGTAGTTGGTGTTGGGATAAAATACGATGAAGATACACCATCAACTTGGAATTTTAAACTACTATTTCCTTATTTATTGAAACAAAATTCTGGCGTTGGTAAACAATTTGAGTATGCTAATAGATTACTTAAAAAATTCCTTGATGAAAGTGCAGCTAATTTATACTCATATTCATTAAAATACAGCGATACAGACGGAAATAGTGTTCAAAGTAGTGGATTTGAAAATGATTTGACTAATATATTAGATGATTATCAAAAATCAAATCTTGCAGAAACTATTGAAGATACACAACCATACAGTGAGGTAGAAAAAAATCGTAAAAAATCAGTTGGTATAGAAAATAGAGGAGTTCCTAAATTAGCAAAAGATGCCGTAGGACAATTGTCAAGACGTGCTAAAAAACGTTATAGTAGTATTTCGGAAGGAGTTACCCCTCAAGTAGAAACTGGATTAGACGCTTTAAATTATGAAGCTATATTACCAACTAGATTGGGTGAAGGGTGGGGTGGTAGTAGATTGAAAGTAAATGAAAGTGTTCCATATGAGGGAAATGGTAATGATGAATATGAAACTGCTGACTTTGCAAGTTTAAGATTTTATTCTGTTTTTAAAAATACATCTGTTAATTTCTTGGCAACCATAACTGCTTTAACTGAAAACTGGACACCATCTTGGGAAACTAACAAATTTATAGGAAGTCCATTTAATTTATATACATACGAAAGTGTTGAAAGAAATGTATCTTTCCAATTTAAAATATTTTCAACAAGTGATACCGAACATCAATCAGCTTGGCAAAGACTTAACTTTTTATCAAGTTTAACATTACCACAAGGATATGCTGGAAATGTTAATTATGTACAACCACCTATTATTCAATTTACAATGGGTGATATGTATCGTAAAAGAACTGCATTTATTGAAACTTTATCATATACTGTGGATGATTCATATACATGGGATACCGATACTCCATTCTTTACATTACCAAAAATAATAAATGTTGATATAACATTAAAATTAATTTTATCAAAAAATAGTACTGATGCGGTACGTTTATATGATTATGGTAGTATAACTCCTGAAATACCTTCAAAACAAGAAGTAAAAAATGGTTTAACCGCAGATGGTACACCAATAAAAAATAAACCATTGGTTACACCTAAAGTAGTCATACCTGCTCCAAAAATACCAAATATAACACCAGGCACACCACCTATTCAACCACCAACTCCAGTTACTCCGGAAAATCCAGTAAAAACTGCAGGTAAAAACCCAATACCTAAAAAAATTAAAGAAAAGAAACCAGAACCGGTTGTACCTAAAAAGGCGGATAATTACATACAAAAAGTACCACAAGTACCACCTATAAAAGTTTTAACAACGGGTACGGTTCAAGCACCCGCAGCTAAACCATTGGTTAATCAAACATCAAAAAATAAACTTGATTTAAGAGCTAAAAAACCTGAAACACCTTTTTGGAAATATAAGAATTTTCAAGGATTTGGCGGTGGTGACTTTGGCGGTGGTACAGCCGGTGGTAATCTTTAATTTATTAAATTATTATATATAATAATATGGACAGCAGATATTCAAATAACCCAACAAAAAAGACACCTGATGGTAGAATTGTATATAGACCAAAAATATATCCAACAATACCATTAAGTGATGATGATTTGTATGTAGCAACTGAAACTGGCGATAGATTAGATATATTGGCTTATCAATTTTATCAAGATTCAACTTTGTGGTGGATAATAGCATCGGCTAACGCTATACATAGTGCTCCCTTTGGATTTGCAGACGGAACTATATTAAGAATTCCTATGGATTATGTATCTGTAGTTAGAGATTTTTTAAATCAATAAAATATGTGGCCTCAATTACATCCCATACCTGAAAAAATTTATAAAAAAATAGTAAATAGACGAACCTCACAAGCATCTAGACTTAATTGTTGGATTCGGGTTATTTCTGGTGCCGTTACTGAAAAAGGAAGTGGTTTGATTATGGAAAGTAATCAAGACGCAACAATTTTTAGAACAGGTGGTAAAATGAGTATTTATGGCGATGCTCAATCAAGTGGTGATATTGGTACAACTCTTGATTTAAAAGCAGTTGGTACTGGTGCCGGTAGAGCATTAAGACCTTCACCAATAATAACATCATTTGAAGTTAAAGAAGGTATTGACCAAATATCAAGAGAAGCAACTTTACAAGTAAAATGTTTTACATTACCACAAATGGAGTTACTACAATCATATCTTATGGAACCTGGTTATTCATTGTGTATTGAATGGGGCTGGAACACACCACTGGCTGGTGCTCAGGCATTAAATATGAAAGCAGGAACGGATACAATAATAAATGCCGCAGCTAATTATAATTTAGACCAAGATAAATTGATGGAAAAAAGAAATGCATCATCAGGTGATTATGATTCGTTTTTAGGATTTATTGTTGGTGGAAATGTTAAAAGTGTTGGAGATGCGTTTGAAATTGAAATAAGATTAAAAGGAGCACCATCATTACCTACTTTTTTACAATCACAACATAAAATATTAAAATTATCAGATGTACAATCTACTTTAGATGTTGATGGTCCATACACATATCCTGTATCTGAAATTGAAGATGATTCGGATACAAATGGTACAGTTGCTAGAGATAGACGATTTAAAAATATGTATAATTTATTGCCATCTTTTAGACAAACTGAAAAAGTTAGAAACCTAATCAAAGAAGATAGAACAACTATGTATGATTATATAAATTTTGATAGTGTTGCTAACAAAAGTATATCATCATATACAGACCCATATTCTTGGCAAAATATACTTGCACTTATTACTCCTGGTGGAGACGGTGGTGGCGATGCGGATGTAAATGGAGCTTCTATTGAAAAAGAAAAATTATTTTCAAAACATAAATACATACGTTTTGAAGTTGCAATGAATATATTAAATCAAAATGATTCATTACGAGCATACAAAATTGGTAATAAAGAAGTTAGTGTTTCAATATCAATTAGGGATGTAAAAATAGGAGCATTTCCAAAAATGTTTTCAATGAAAGCATCGAAATTAATTATACCAGGTGAAATGCCAGATTTTTCTGTATATTTTTTAAATACCGAAGATGTTGTTCAAAAAGCAAATGGTCAATTAAATGATAGACCCCCAATAGATAATTCGGTGGGTGGTGTAATATCATTTGTACAAAATACGTCTTTAGTTCATGAACAACATGGATTTACAGAAGATGCGGGTCATTGGGGTCTTTTAGAAAATCTTTATTTAAATTTTGATGTTTTTTTAGAAAAAATACAAGAAAAAAATAAAACTATTAGACAAGTTTTAGAAGGTATATTAAATGAAATGTCTTCTGCTGTAAATTCATTTTGGAATTTTCAAATACATGAAAAATCTGTAATTGATGAAAATGGTGGACAACGTTATGTATTGTCTGTATATGATGAAAATTGGGTAGGTTATCCAAAATCAAAAAAACAACAAGCATTTGCTCATTCTGGTGAAAAATCGGTATTTTTGGATGCAAATTTGGATATATCAATTTCGCAAGAAATGACAAATAGAATTATAAATCAGAGATTAGGATTTTCAGTAAACCCAGATGCAACAAAATTATCTGTTGGTGGATTTTTTTCTTCAAAAAAAGATTTATTTTTAGCAAATGTTACAAATATGGAGGGAAGTCAAGGAAGTACAAATCCAAATGCACCAACAAAAGATACAGGTGGAACTGATTCTGCAAAACTTAACGATTTAAAAGCAGAATGGAAAGCTAAAGAAGATGCATTTAATAAAAATAATGATGCGTACAAAATAAAACTTGGATTTGGCCAAGCACCACCAACTGATGCCGAAATTGCTGAAAATTCTAAATTAGCCCGTGAAAATGAGGCAGCTAAAACAGCATATACCGCTGAGGCGAAAAAGCAAGGAATTACAATAAATGATGGGGCAACAGCTAAAAGTGAAACAACAAAAGAAAAAGATGCAACTACAAAATTAACATATAATTTAAATAAAATAGATGTTGTTCCAAATCCAAGAATGTATAGATTGGGCACTGTAAAAACAGAAGAAATACAAACAAAAGAGCAATTTGATAAATTATTTCAAGTATATTGCTTTGATGATGCAGCTTATTTTGATAGATTGAGAAATGATGCATTTTCTACTAAACTTGGGGTAGGTTCTTTATCACCTCCTCTTCCAATAAAATATAGTTTTACAATTTTAGGTTGTAGTGGAATTACGCGTGGTGATGTATTTTATGTACTTGGAATACCTGAAAAATATTCTAAACACGGAATTTGGCAAACTACGCAAGTAGAACATACTATTACAAATATGACTTGGAAAACACAAATAGAAGCATTATATAGACAAGTTAATTAAAATGGCTATAAACATATATACATACGATAGATTAAATAAAAATTTAGATATTTTTAATATTCCTGATATAGTTGCACATATACCAAAGCTGGAAGACAATGATTATCAAAGAGGATTTATAAAAAGATATTTTATTCAAAAAGCAAATGATGAAAATTCATATGTATATGAAGTTAGTTCGGATACTTATTCTGATTTTAATTCAACTCCATTTTATAAAGCTCAATATTTAAAATGGAGATTAACTGGTACGCCGGAGGAAGTTAAAGAATCAAACTTCAAATCAGTAAAACTTGCTTCTCAAAAAATAAAAGGGTTGTTGTTGTATCTTCCAAACTATTTACAATTTTATAAGTATTAATTTGGAAATTACAAATATTTATCGTATATTTGTAAACGTTCTTTAATTTATGGGGTAGACCGGCTTTTGACAGGAATGATGACCGGATGTATTGAT